GCCTCGATCAACAGAACAGCCATCGACCTGAACACAACCTCGCGCCAGTCCAGCCACGCCGCCAGCGAAAACAGTTTCTTTGCCAACCAATTATTCATCGTCTTTCTCCTCATCCACAATCTGCATCGCCCACAAAATCTCTTCCTTGCTAATCGACTTCAGCAATTCCTTCAGCTTCACCCGTGCGTCCAGCTCGTGAGCAGCCATCACGGAAAAGCCCAGCGTGAAATCAAAAACCCTCATATCAATATGCCTTCCCGTTCCGATACTCTATGACTGTCACCTCGCTCTCGCGTTCGTCAATCACAGTCCAAAGCGCATCGCTCTCTTTGCTCAACGCAAGCGCAGCCCACATGGCGTGGATGCCATACTCAAACCGCGCAATCTCCTTGCAATCCAGCTCCAGACGCACGTTCATGGCATTATCTCCACTTCCGTTACCATGTCCTCGACATCGATCCCCATTTCCAACGCCTCACCGAACGTCAAATCCTCTTCGTCGTTCAATTCGGTGACGGCCCATATCTTTATATAACTCCCATCAGGCAGAACCCATCCGCGCCCACCTGTGCCATCCATCGACGCACTGCCATCAGGCAGGGTCAGGTTTACGCTCATCGTCAACTGCACGTTCATGATACTATCTCCATCAGCGCCTGGAATCTTTCCCATTGCTCACGATCAACCTTGATCCACAGAAAGTCATCAAACTCCTGCATAACCTCGGCGTTCTCCAGCACATCAAAGGCCAGCGCCACACTATCCCAGTCGTTCATTCGCCTATCTCCCGTAAAATCTGCGCCACATCAGCGACAAACCTGTCAGTCACTCGCCCAAACTGTCCGTAGTTAAACACCAAGCTCTCAAGCGCGATATACATCCGCGCATAGTTCTTCTCCATCTCCAGCAGCTTCGTCAGGTTCGATACACTGTCCTCATACAGCCGCCCTTCCGTGTTCACGGCATTGCCCATCAGGACGCAATCGCTACTCTCCAGCAGCTCACGCACTGTCCTAAAAATATCCTGCGCCATCATGCCTCTCCCTTTCTATTTCCTCTCCATGCGCGGCCAGTATGATGCCAGCATCGCCACATAGAATCGCCGCCGCATGGTCACCGCGCTCCGCCATGTCGGCTAGGTAACGCTCCGCAGCTCGGATGAACCCGAATATCTCGGCTGTCTGTTGCTCGTCCAACCAGAAAGCTAAGTCGCTCATCACGCCTCTCCCTTCCCCGCAAGGCTATCCGACTCCCTCTGCCCAGCGTCTAACATCTGCTCCAGCGTAGCCGCATGGCATTGGTTCAATGCGTTCGCAGCGGCCTCGACAAAAGCACAGGCGTAAAAGTCCTCGCCAGCCTCAAACGCAGCATAGCGCCGCCGGATAGCCTCTTCGGCCACCGCTATGCACAGCTCCGCCATCTCATCGGTGTAGCGGTCATCGTAATACAGCGCGTCCGTCCCTGCATCAGCTGCAAAAATCGCTGCGTAATATGCTAAATCTTTCGCTTCAATCATCGTCCCACTCCTCAAACGCAAACGGGAAGCAGTCGCGCAAATCCTCGTCCTCGCACTCGTCAATCTGCGAACTCACCTCAACACCCGCGCCATAGCGCCCAATGAAATAGAAGCCCGTTTCGCAATACTTCGCATCCACAGCCAGCCCCTGATCCTCGGCATAGCGATACGCCTCAACGGGCGGCGACCATGCGCTATCGAAACGAAACGTCACGCTCTCGCCCTCGTCGTCAATATCAACGTCCTTAACGTCCCACTTCGTCCCCCAGTGCTCAACGCTCCAGTCATACCAATTATTCGTGCCATGCTCCTCGCGCTCGGCAGTGCCAAGGTTCCCCCGAAAGACGCTCTCCGGCATCGGGCGGATCGTGTTCAACAGCTCCCCCTTGCCAGCGCCCTTAATCAGCGCGTCCAGCTTCTCTCTCGGCCCCGTAAACGTAACCACATTTTCACACCAATTCGGCATCAGCCTTCTCCCTTAACAACAGTCACAGTCAGCCAGCGCCACACCATTGCGGCACAGCTCCGCCTCTGGCCGATACGCATCGATATTCATCGCCGCGATCTCATACCAATTAACGCTATTCAGAAACGCCTCGGCATAGTCCAACGCAATCCCCGATGCCTGACCGCCCACAGTCTCCAACGCCATCTCGCGCAAGCTCTGCCCAAGGTCGTATGCGTCCAGCTCGTTATCGCTGGAAAAATCAGCGTCGAACATCTCCAGATTAACGCGCCAAGTCTCGTAATTCGTCCAGCCGTTATATGTCGTATCCTTATCCATCTCGAATCCCTTCCAAATCTATCTGTAATACCGCAAGCCATCGTCCGCCGCGATGAACCAACGCTTCGCAATGCGCGTCCCCTTGTGGCAACACTCCTCCGGCGAAAAATCCCGATAGTGCGTTGCGCCAAGGCCAAACCGGATCTCGCTCTGTGTCGGCTTGCGGTGATACGAAACATATTCAACGCAATCGCGCAGGGGTAACGTCATCACGCCTCTCCCTTCGCTGCCTTAATCGCATCCAATGCAATGTGCCGCATCCCTATAGCCGAACCGCCATTGCCCTCGACCTCAACAATCCGCTCCAGAGCCGTCAGCATATCAGCCACAGTCTGCCGCGCCTGTTTCAATTCCTCCAGCGTGTCGCGGATAGCTGCCTTTTCAGGGGCATCCAGCGCCAAAATCGCATAGTGCAGCGAACTCACAGCATCGCGCATCACAGCATCAACGTCAGCCATCACGCCGCCTCCTGCGTCACATAGCGGCGGACAGTCGCCCAAGCGGACTCAACCTGCTCCGGCTTAAAATACTCCGGAAACGAAACCACCACGCACTGCGCCGCGCAATCCTCCTCAAACCATTGCGACGAACCCGACCAATATTTCGCATAGTCGCGCATCTCTTTCGTGATACGGGGAAGCAATTCACGGGCAACCCAGATGCCGCCGTGCGATGCCGTCGAAACATAAACGATGCCCTCCGCAATCTGTTCCTCTTCCTGAACAATGCCCCAAGGGGAAGATTTTCCATTCAACGTGAATGTCATTTTAAACAACCTTTCCAATGTCAATCAGCTGCAACGTCACACTGCAACCTATTGCCAGTCATAGTTCAATGCATTTTCGTATGTCAACAGCAAATCGCAAAAAAAACGACAACTATCAATTAAACCGATATATTTTCCAAAATGTCACGGTTTTGCCCAAAAATGTCACGGATAGCGTGACAAGCAAGTTACTGATAATAAACGGAAATAATAGGGCCGATTCGGACCTGTGACAAGTTTGTGACAAGCAAGTGCCTGATTTATATGGGGAATCCGAAAAATGTCACGGATTTCCGAAAAACATATCCCTATATATATCCCCCTCCCCTGTATACACTATGTATACACTTATTTTTTCAGGGGGTTGTATATATATAAATATCATGACATTTATAAATATATATAAAAAAGGGCGGATTTCAGCCGTTTTTTCTGTCACAAGAGCGTGACATTTTTGGGGGTGGGCGTGACAAATTGGCCTCAAACCCGCAGAAATCAGCCACTTTTTTTGTGACATTGCCGAAAATGCGTGACTGGCTGGCATATTCAACAGATTGTCAACAGCGTCAACAGGGTGGGCAAAAAAAAGGAGAGCCGAAGCCCTCCTGATTTCGATCGATGGTTCCCCTGCCTCAACTGTAAATCAGGTTCGGGCAGGGTGGCATACTGTCCCACATTGTCCGCCATGAATCCGAATAGGTGGGCGCTTGCCCTATACGCATCCATGAAGCGCCATAGGAGCCGTGCTCAACGCTTTGTTTGCTATATCGGGTGTCGATGCCTAGCCACAGGTCTTTGATGCGCTCCTGCGCCTCCTGTGGAGCTTCACGGGCGCGGGTGGAAAGCTCTATCATCACCTCCTCTAGGTTGTCCCCTTCCACCGATAGCGGTCGATACTTGCCCAGAAAATAGATTGTCCCGATGTAGTGGCTCACTTCACGGCTCCCATGTCGATTGTTGTCCAGTCCTCGCCCTCGCCAGCCTCACCGACTGAATAAATATCTTCGCGGTGATAGGCTTGGGTGTCGGTATCGTTCAGCTGCAGGAGCGTTAGCATCGTGCGGACAGTGCTATTCCATAGGCGGTCATCGTCGATAGTCTCGCCATTCAGCGCACCGACGATTTCATAATCGCCATCGCTGCGCTCCCATGCGAACGTGATGTGGTTCGGATAGCGGCGAGCGGCTTGGTCTGCTTTTAGGTCGGCAATCACCGCTTGCATTTCGTCTTGTGTCATAGTGTTTCCTTTCCTTGGTGGCGCTAGTGCCATCCTCGGCGCGGCGGTGAGTCCGCGCTCCGGTGGTGCTAGTTTCCTTTCAACGTGTGATGGATTGACCAGATGGTCAGTGCAAGCGTTCCCCAGATGAACGTCAGGGCTGCGATGTGGGCAATCATCAATTGAGTCCTTTCATCGCTGCGCCAGTGCTAAGCGCGTCTTCGGCATCGCTGGTATAGTAGGCAATCGCCTCCTCGCGCTTGGCGTCTAGGTTCGGGAGCGTTACCCGATACTCTTCCCATTCCTTGCTATAGGTTGCCTTGCATCCCATCGCGGTCAGCTGCGCTAGTGTCCGTTTGATACTCATGTCGGTTCCTTTCCTGTGATTACTTTCCCCGTAAATAATAGCGTCAACATATATGTCAATGCACATAATCAACATTAGCATCATCATCTCACCGCAATATAACATCGACCTATCGCGCAGGGTGAAATGCTTTTGCTTGCGCGGCGGGAGCGATGCCTTGCCCCTGCCGGATTGCAGACAGGCATTGCCTAGGCGCGCGCCCGCGACCCCCACCCACCCACTTTTGGCCGCGCAGGCGGACAACATATTAGTATACACTCACCCAGCCCCACATTTCCCGCCAAAACAGTTGGGCTTGTTTTCCGACCCCCTACCCCTGATAATGGCCCCCTTTGTTTATAACTGCGGATCTAAAAAAATTTATATATTGATTTGCTATTGGTGCTGATTATAAAGGATGGATATGGATTGGGATGATGACGATTTTGGGTTAGGCTCGTTGATCAGCGGCGAGGATGCTGAGATTGCGATGCGTGAGGACCGTGACTTGGTTTTTGCGCGTGAGTATGTGCGGTTGAGGGCTTTGAAATCGAAGAACGCTGCTGAGTTGGCGTGCGTCCGGGCTGGGATTACGAACCCTGAATATCACATCAAGGTGGTGGCGGAGCGTCAGCTGGCGCGTGTGGAGGTTCAGCGATTGATTGCTGATGCTGAGACATCGGGGTTGGCGATTGAGCGGACGGAGTACACGCGGGATTTGTTTCTGGATGAGTTGCAGGCGGTTCACGAGCGGGCGTTGGATGCGAAGAACTTCACGAGTGCGATTAGCGCGGTGAAGACGCAGGCTCAGTTGCTGGGGATGATGGATCAGACGGTGAATGTTAACCATACGGTGACGGCGAAGGATCTGGATTTGCAGACGTTAAGGGCGATGGTTGCTGACCGGGCGAAGCCGGTGGCGGTTATTGATGCGGATTATAGGGAGGTTGAGGGATGAAGGTTAATCAGTGTTTTTTGCGTGGTTTTGCAGGCGGCCTTACGGGTGACAGTGATAAGCTGTGTATGCCGCTCACTATCGTTGGGGATGGAGCGTCAATCACGCTGGCTAAGGGTGAGGGCTTTGATGAGTGGTTGGCGGATGACAGCAAGATTGTCCTGCACGACGATACCGAGACTACCTATACCGCCCAGAATCAAGAGACGCTGCGTCGGATCGTGATGGCATGGCTACACGGTGAGGAGTTTGAGGGGTGAAGAAGAGTTATATTGAGTTACGCGATTGGTACGCTGGCTTAGCCATGCAGACACTGCTTGGTATGGTTGAAGGCACGGAAATTGGAGAGCGGGTAGCCGAAGAAGCGTTTATTATGGCTGAGATCATGATGGATCGGCGCGAAGAGGTTATGGAAAATGACTGAGGGTAGCTGGTGATATATATCCGCGACGAGGGGCATCTGATTCGCAACGGGATTAACGTGTATCCGCGTAAATCCGGCAGCGTTGGGTTCATTGTGGCTCTTGGTCGCATGCGGTTTATGCTGCGATATTCGCGGGTTTTGCGTCGGCTGTTCTGCACTGTGGTGGTGCGATGAACGATAACCTGACGATGGATGATTTGCTGGCGGAGCTAGTTGCCCGCGAGGAAGCTATGGCGTCGTTTGCTGCGTATATTGAGTATGTGAGTGGGTTGAAGCCGCCGCCGCATTTGAAGCTGATCTGTGACAAGCTGGATGATGTGGCGAATGGTAAAATCATGCGGTTGATGATCTCGATGCCACCGGGGCATGGTAAGTCGTTTGCCGCGTCGCATTACTTCCCGGCCTATTACCTTGCGAAGAACCCGACGAAGAACGTGATCTTCTCGACGCACAAGCAGGAGCTGTCGGATTCGTTTGGTCTGAAGGTGCGGAACGTAATCAAGAGCGACGAACATCGGCGGCTGTTTCCGGATGTGGGCATTAGTGCGGACAAGACGGCGGCTGGCGAGTGGATGACGACGCAGGCTGGTGGTTATCACGCGACGGCGGTTGGCGCGAACGTGACTGGCCGGCGCGGGGATATATTGATTGGGGACGATTTGCTGTCGGGTATTCAGGCGGCTGAGTCGGACAGTGAGCGGAATAAGTTATGGGCATGGTACGGGGCGGATTTTTTTACGCGCCGTAAGAACAAGGACACGCCGATCATCCTGATTGGAACGCGCTGGCATCTGGGGGACCACATGGGTCGCTTGGATCAGGGCGAACGGGATGGTGAGGGCGAGAAGTGGGAGCGGGTGGTTTTGCCCGCGCTGGCGGTGGATAACGACATTTTGGGGCGAGAGCCCGGAGATGCACTGTGGCCGGAACAGTTCCCGAAAGAGGAACTGGAGAAGATCCGCCGCCAGCCTTCCACGACGAGCCGTATCTGGTCGTCGCTGTATCAGCAGAATCCGGTAGTGGATGATGGTGGTATCATCGATCAGACGTGGTTTAAGTGGTGGCGTTCGCCTGACCCGCCGGAGGTGAAATACGTTATACAGGCGTGGGATACGGCGCTGACGGCGAACAAGACATCGGCGTATAGCGCGTCCACGACGTGGGGCGTGTTTGATGACGATAACGATATACCGAACCTGATATTGCTGTCGGTGTGGCGTGAGCGTGCGGAGTGGCCGGTTCTGCGGCGCATGGTTCAGCGGATGGCGACGGATTACAGGGACGATAACTATCGCTTGCCCATCAAGGCATCGAAGAACAGGCAGCCGGATACGGTGCTGGTTGAGGCGAAGGCGAACGGCCAGATGCTGATACAGGATTTGGGTCGTGCGGGAATTGTTGCAACGCCGTTTAATCCTGATAAGTTCGGCGACAAGATAGCACGCGTTCGATTGGTGACTGACTTGATTGAAAATGGTAGAGTGTGGCTACCGGCAATGAAGCCGTCATATGATGAATTGAGGCCGTGGGCGCGTGATTTTATGGAGCAGTGCGTGCAGTTTCCTGCAGCTGATTCGAGGGACTGGGTTGATACGATGACGATGGCGTTCTTGCGGGTCAAACAGTCTGGTTGGGTACACAATACGGAAAACCCGTATGAAGAGGTATACGATACGCCACTTGAACGCGTATCGTTTTATTGATAGGAGGCATAATGGCCCGCAAACCGATGACACTCGCAGACACGCTCCGCCCTCAGTTTGAGGGCATTGGTGGTGTTGATGTTGATATGCCTGAGGGCGAAGTAGAATACGAAATCGAAATGGGCGGCCCTGAGATGGTCGATGGCGCTGAGATCACCGAGCTGGATGATGGCGGCGTTGAGATTGATTTTGAGCCTGCGGAAGACGAAGAAGAAGAGATTCGGCACGACTCGAACCTTGCGCTGCACATGAACGACATGGACTTGACCGGGCTGGGCGAGATGCTGCTCAGCGGCGTTGAGGAAGACAAGCAGAGCCGGGGCGAGTGGGAAGCCACGATGTCTGAGGGCATCAATCTGATGGGCCTGAAGATCGAAGACCGCTCGACGCCGTTCAAGGGTGCGTGCGGCGTTTTCGATCCGTTGCTGGCTGAGGCTGTGGTGCGCTGGCAGGCTGTTGCCTGTGGTGAGCTGT